CGAGAACACCGGTAGTCTAGCAAAGCCCCGCATAGCGGGAGAGCAAATTTCCTTCTTAAAAGCGCCAGTCAGGTGACCAACCCGCTGTGGTGAGGACTGCGCCTGCAGTGAGGGAACTGCGTTGTGTGAGCTGGGGTGCGAGGTGACAGTTCCTCACGCACCACCCTGAGATCGAGGTAACAAGCTCTCCTTTGATTGTAGAGAGTGTGAGCGGGTGAGTCGGTTGCAGCACCATGCCGACAAGTGAGCCACTCAGGTAGTCGATGGCCTCACCACGCCTCCATCCGAGGTGTTCCAGTCGTGTCATGTCGAAGAAGGCTGATCGCGAATAGGCGGCGACCACATCGCGTATGCGGAACATTGGCTTTCCAGCAGCACGATTCACTTCAGCGAAGTCAGACACGTAGTTGTTCAACGGTGGGTACTTGTTATAAAGTCCAGCGGTCCAGGCCCCGACTTTGCCGGCCATTGGGCAAACCCACGCTCTGAGGTGGGTGCTCTCCTTTCCAGTGAGTTCTTTCCTCAATCTGGGTAGATTGTCTTTTATGATAATCGACACGAGCTGGTTCTTTGCCACAGCCTCGAGGATAGAGTAGTCTTGGATGCCAGTCCTCTCAGCCAGCCGTCTGGTCTTCGAGATGACATTCATATAGGGCAGTGTGAGCGTGAGGTGTTGCTGATTTTGCACGACAGTGTTTGAAGCTGTGTAGACCTGGGCGAGTACTGGGAGCCCAGCGCCACCGTCTGATTGCGCCAGGAGTACGTCCCTACTTCTGAAGATGTAAGCAAAATCAGGCATCGTTGTTTTGATGCCAAGGCGACGGACCGTAGTGAACCATGCGTCCGTGATGTTTCTTTCTTTGTCACCGGGTCCAGTGTATTCCTCAGACCAGGATTTCCGTTGTGTGATGCCAATGAGTGATCTAGCGAAATAACCGACCACGGCATCTAATGTTATTCTCTTCCGAAGAAATTCAGTGTTGCAACCCTCACCGTAGGTGAGACCGAATTTCCCTGTCCCAGCCTCGATCCCAGCTTGGTCCATGCGCAGCTTCGTGACGTAGCATTCGGCGCTTTGATCCATGAGGACAACGTCATCACCTTTTCCGATGTATGTGCCAGTTGGGCTTGTGAAGATCGCGAACATCGCACCGCTCCAGAAGCTGCCGCCTTGTGATGTCCACTTGATGCCTGATGGGAACCCGCCCATGACTCGTACCTCATGATAGACACCGTTTGAATCGTAGTACGAATTCACAGCATTGGCCCAGGCCCCGTTGATGATGTTGGTGACCATGATCAGG